CATCAGTCCAGCACGTTGCCGCGGTCGTCTTTGACGACGACTCAATGCGGCGCCCAATAGAATTTTCTCCATCTGGGCAATTTTTACTTGACCTTTTCTTTGACCAGTAGATTTCTGGTTTTGTTTTTTGTGACGATTAGACATGACGACACGAACGAACGGTTCATTCGTTACCCAGCATCAACCAGACCATAACATTGAACTTGAATTGCTCCCACCCCGCTGGGACACAGCAAATAGTGCTAAACACCCGGTGTCTAAGCACAATCCACCCAACACAACACTGCAGGTGAGTCATCAATATTCAATATCATAAATCCTTCCACCTACATTACAATCAGTGGGGTGATAGGGACAAGAATTAGATATTCTTAGTACATTTACGGCTTACCGGACCGAGTAGAGAGGCATACACGCGAGCAATCGGGTCACGACAAACCGGCCTACACTTTCACCTCCACAACTACCATACTTCGCTCAACTACGAGCTTACCATGTCGCAAACCCCAAAAGGGGTGGTTATTTAACTCAAATGAGAACCTAGCATTGGGCACGTTTTCGATGACACTTTCGATCGACATGCGACACCATCATAAGTACAAAGCTCTACAGCTGCCTCAAAAAGGTCTTTGCCTGTGCACTCAGTTACACACAGTCGAGGTGCTGACACCCCATATGAAATTTACAAAGCTATTGGCATTAGCTTAGGAAATTCCGTAGGTCCAGATGAATCTTGATCAAACATGGCAATGTGAGCAACACACGTGCTCAAATCACTACCAAAAACGGCACTGTCCCAAAATGAATTGAAACTGTCCATCAATGGAGCAAGATAATATCGTTTATCCATGAAATACAAATTCTCAAGATAATCACCTTCCAGGACTGAAAACTTAAGCTTATAATCATCATTCTTCGGCATAACAGCCTTAACACCGGAAGTCAAGATCAAAACGCGATCAAGAATTTTCCTTAGTCCAGGGATGAACGAAGAGGCAGGATAATGGCCAATGGCAACGCCACGGGCCAACGATAAAGGATTTTCGTGCTTGGGTGGCTCTATGAAGCTCATAAACTTCAAAAGCAACCGCCCCAACTTCGGACCAAACGACAGCGAACCATCTCTCATTCTAAACATATGACACGAGCAAAACTCCGCGTCCATTATGGTAGATCTATGGATGTTATCCGCTTTAAACCCCAGTTTCAATAGCAAATCAAAACGAGGCCGTAAAGTTGGGTGATAAACCATTAAATTGTCATCACCTTGCACTAACATGCGTATCGACTGTAGAATTCTCTTAGCTATTCCAAGCAAAGAATCACGCTCTTTTGAGCCTACAGGAAAACGCTCAGCTTCACCACGAACAAAACAATATAAATGCAACAGAGCATTCAACAAAGAATTGAAACAACTAGTGAAAGGGTCACCCGATTTACGAGTGCCCGGGATCTTGTATTTACAGCCATGGGTAG